GCGAGTTGATTTGGCTCTGGCGGCTCATGGACTTCGGGCGGCAGTCGTCGAATTCCGGCGGGCAGAGGATGCAAAGGACAAGATGGGCAAAGCCATGTTTGATGCCTTTGTCGCGTCTGGCAAAACCGAAGTGGTAGTGAAGATCGGCGGCGAACACTACCGTTTTTGGAGGAAAAACGCAAGAGTCCTTTTTCGCAAAATCGAGGTGCTGTAATGCTCAGGCAATGGCAAGAAACGACACGCGGCGGCTATTGGGTGCGGGGCATCGAGCCGGTCGATAGTGAAGCCGAGCTATATGAACTACGCGGGGAAGTCGGCAATCACAGCAACGAGCCACCTAGCGAAGACCCGGCAGACTGGGCTCGGGAAACGTGGCGTAGCGATGGGCGGTATTTGGTCGCGAGGGAAAGCTCTATGGATTTAATGGAGGTGCAAGATGGAAACTAAATGGCAGATCGGGCCGGTTAAACTGGTTAACGGTTTCGATGCTGTTATCAATCGTTTTTGCGAAAAGCGAAAGCGTTACATCGGAGAGCACACAGGGAGGCTTGGGGGTGTTTATGCTGCCGAGTGGAATACGGCTGGAGAGCATACCATTTCAGGTATAGGCGATCCGCTGCTTAACCTAGCCCCTCCGCCAAAGAAAACGATGCGGGTGCAGGCGTGCATTTTGGTCTACGAAGACGGGTCTACTATATCCACCTCGTCGGAAGAATCCGATCTTGACGAAGCAAAAAAACACGCTTTTGCGTTGGTTAAGTTTGATCGCGAAGTTACGGAAGGGGAGGGGCTATGATCTACATCTACAAAGCCGAACTAATTCGCGTAGTCGATGGCGATACCGTGGACCTAGTAATCGACCTGGGATTCGACACGTCACGCAAAGAGCGATTCAGGCTCTACGGCGTTGATGCACCGGAAATGAACACTCCAGAGGGCAAGGAGGCCAAGGCGTGGCTATGGGAGGCGTTGCAGCCCCTTGAGGCGATCTATATCGAGACGTTACAGCACAAGACCAAAGCCAAGCGGGATAAGTACGGGCGGTTTCTGGCGGTGCTGTACAGCGATCTAGGCGATATTGACGCGAATAGACCGATGAAGACCCCGGTTAGCCCTGCGTCGATCAACGCCAAGATGGTTGTCGAAGGTCACGCAAAGGAAAGGTATTGGTGATGAACCCCTACGAGCCCCCTCCTGACGAAAGCCAACTCGACCGGATCGAGCGGAAGCTAGATAGGTTGAATGGTGAGTTCCTGACCGTCCTGATTCTCGGGGCGGGCTTCGGGGCGGCGGTGCTGATTTTGCTCGAAGTGCTTCGGGTCAATGGTTTTAAGTTTTAAGTTTCAATTCTTTGGAGGTGGATAGATGAAATACGATGAGTTTATTCGAGACAAAGCCCAGTTTCGCGGCGGTCGCGGGATTGCGGCTGGCGATTTGCCGAAGTTCCTTTTTGACTTTCAGGAGTACCTAGTTCGCTATGCTCTTGAGCGTGGGCGATCGGCTATTTTTGCCGATTGCGGAATGGGTAAAACAGCAATGGAGTTAGCCTGGGGCGATGCGATCGTAAGGCATACGAACAGGCCAATCTTGCTTGCTACGCCGATTGCGGTAGGGGCTCAAATGATCCTTGAGGCTGAGAAATTCGGCATACAAGCAAAGCGATCCAGGGACGGCAAAATCGATGATACTGCTTGCATCTGGATCACTAACTACGAGCAGTTGCATAAGTTCGATCCGTCGATGTTTGCTGGTTTCATCGGAGATGAGTCCAGTTGCATCAAAGACGCAAAGAGCGAACGCAAACAAACTGTAGTTGAATTTTCAAGGTCGATGGAGTATCGATTGCTATGCACAGCAACGGCCGCGCCAAACGACTTCTTCGAGCTTGGTACATCTAGCGAAACGCTCGGCTACCTTGGTTTTCGCGACATGATAACTACGTTCTTCAAGCAGGAAACGTCGAAGGATCATAAGGGGTGGGGTCGAACAAAATACCGTTTTAGGGGCCATGCCCAAGAGCCGTTTTGGGCTTGGGTTTGCTCTTGGGCTAGATCGCTTCGACGGCCAAGCGACCTTGGGTTCGATGATACTCGATTCATCCTGCCGCCTCTGGTCGAAACGGAGCATATCGTTGAGACAGCCAAGACCCGAGACGGAATGCTCTTTGCAACGGCTGGACGCGACTTGCAAGAGGAGCGCGAAGAAAGACGCAACAGCATTGAGGAACGCTGCGAAATGGCCGCTAAGGTGGCTCACGATTGCGACGGGCCTACGGTTCTATGGTGCGAACTGAACGAAGAGGGCCAGAGGCTATCGAAGATCATCGAAGGATCGAAGGAGATTAAAGGCTCGATGCCCGACGAGCTGAAAGAGGAATACCTAACGGCGTTTTCCTCGGGGCAGATTAAGCGGCTTATCATCAAGCCGAAGATTGGGGCCTGGGGATTAAATTGGCAGCATTGCAGCAACGTAGTTAGCTTTCCGAGCCACAGCTACGAGCAATACTATCAAGCTATCCGAAGGTGCTATCGATTCGGGCAGACCAAGCCGGTTAATGTTTCGCTTATCGTCGGCGAAGGCGAAGCGGGCATCCTGAAAAACATACGGCGTAAAGCAGACCAGACCGATCACATGTTCCGTAGTATCGTGGCTCACATGAAAGACGCGATGCATTTAGTTAGTTCCGATTTCTTTCCTGAGGAGGAGAAGGTTCCATCATGGCTATGAAGATTATTCCGATGAGCGTAGAGCATTTTATTTCCCTGCCGGATAACCCTAGGCAGCGCGACACAGTAAGGCACGCAGCAAAAGCGATGAAGGGGCATTTGCGATTCCCTTCGGACACTCAAAGCGTGGTTGCTATCGCTTGCATCAATGGGATGCCAGTATGCAAGCTAGACGGGCACACTAGGGCCTACCTATGGGCCAACGGCGAGCTTGAGGTCGTTAATCAGACGCTAACGGTTCAAGCCTACGAGGTTTCCTCGATGGCTGAGGCTTGCGAACTTTACACGCACTTCGATAGTTCGATGGCTGTCGAGGGTAGCGTGGACAAGCTATCTGGGGCCTGTCGAGAATCTGGGCTGGTTCTTACCAGTCCCTTGCTTTCAGATTGCAAGTGGAACACTGCCTTGAAGTGCGCCCATACGCTCAAGGGTGGCAACGGAAGCAACGAGTATTTCGTGGTCCCTCTTTGGGCTCCGGCTATTGCCGAGGTCGACTCGTGGAAGCTACCGAAAAACAAGTTCAAAGGCTCCGGGCTTATCTCGCTGATGTTTATCATTGCAGGATCGCCGGATGTTCAGCGTGACGCAGCGATGGAGTTTTTCACCAAGTACCAAAAAGGCGAAGGGATAAAATCAGGCACTCGGCGCGACGGCGTTCAGGCTCTTGATGAGCACATGCTCGACCGTAGGGCTAAGGGCCTGATGACAGGATACGAAAACATTTTCGACATGATATGCAAGGGCTACTCTTGCTTTCGGTCGTGGTGTAAAAACGAAATGATAGTCAATGTCAGATCGTCTCGCGAACTCGTGACAGTTTTTCACAGTCGCACAAAAAACAATCTTGAAACCATCCTCAACAAAAAGAAGGCTAACTAACATGGCTTGCCTAGATCAATCAATCACAGACCGATACGCGATTTACAACGGCGATTCGTCCGAAGTGTTCGAGAAGTTACCGAAAGACTCAATACATCTTTCGGTTTACTCCCCGCCCTTTGCGACGGAAAACGGCGGCTGTCTTTACAACTACTCAAGCAGCGTTCGGGATCTCTCAAACGCTCGAAGTTACTCGGAATTCTTCGATCACTACGAGTACATCGTCAGTCACATCGCAAGAGCGACGCTACCGGGTCGGATCACAGCGGTTCACTGCATGGATGTTCCTAAGCAGGGATCGAATTGCGGCGGCTTTACTGACTTTCCAGGTGACATTATTCGGCTACACGAAAAGCTAGGCTTTGAAATGATGCCGAGGATTTGCATCTGGAAAGAACCCTTGGCGGTACGCTTGCGAACAATGTCGAAGGCTCTTGCTCATCGGCAAATTTGCGAGGACTCGACGCTGACCAACATTGCAGCGGGTGACTACTTAATCCCGTTTCGGAAAAAGGGCGTCAACCCGATTCCAGTGACGCACGAAATAGGCTTGCTGGAATACTACGGCGAACGAGAAGTCCCAAGCGAACTGCACAAGTTCAAAGGGTGGAAGGGCAAGCAGACCGAAAATCGTTTCTCTCATTGGATATGGAGGAATTACGCTTCATGCTTTTGGGATGATATTCGCCTATCAAACGTCCTGCCTTACGAGGAATCAAAGGATGAAGGCGATGAACGGCATCAGCACCCCTTGCAGCTTGACGTAATCCAGCGGGCAGTCGAGCTATGGAGTAATCCCGGCGAGGTTGTCGCTACGCCATTTATGGGCGTTGGCTCTGAGGTTTACGGGGCGGTTAAGCTTGGGAGGAAGGGTATCGGGTGCGAGCTCAAGCCGAGTTACTACAGGCAAGCCGTTAAAAACCTTGAGGCTCTTTCGATCGAGCGACCAAGCGAAAATCAGGATTTGCTTTTCGCATTAGACGAACTCGATAGCTAACCCCAAAGAGGCTGGTCCACCTCGGCAAAGGTGCTTGCTATCCACTCGGCAAGAATCCCGCTAAGAGGAATTTCCTCACGGACTGGTGCGCGGATCGAGCCGGGCTTATCACCTAATCGACCGTTGGCAAGTGGCGTTGAAACTTCCGCCGTTTGCCCAGGGTCGCTCGTTCTAACGGGCGGGCGGCTCTTTTACGCTCCGAGTGGGGCGATTGTTCGGTGGTTTAATTGGAGTGCGGAAAATGAACGATAGGCGATTTATGATTTTCAAAATTTCAGAGGATACCGTTGCTAGCTTACTGCGGTGCGACGGGAAGGTGTTCAAGGTATCCGCTTCGGAATGCCCGGCAGACGCAAAAATTGCGGGGGTGTTCTTCGATCATCTTTCGGGATGCTTTTGCATTCGCATGGAATCGCAAAGCTTCGAGCCGGTCTCGGAGGGGTGTCAGATTCCGATCACAAACAGATCGGTGTGGATAGACGAAATCAAACCTGAAATGATTATTCAAAACTAGGCTCTAGGTGGGGCGATTTAACTTGAAAGGAAATGAAATGGCAGAATCGAAATTTACTCCGGGGCCTTGGGTGGTCGAGAAGCCCGAGGCGTACAAAGACACGTGGAGGATCACGGCAGACGGCCAGCGATTAGCTAG